TATTACACCCATTGAATGGCGTACTGCCATCACAATATGCTCGATAGGGGCGCCCATAATCTCCATATCGGCAATCAAGTTTGTAATAAGCCCCATTTCCGTCTGAGTCTGCTTATCGGTCATGATCTTGACTTTGTTACCGGTTTTAGGATTTATGCATGCGCCAGTGACAGGATCCTTAACTGTAGCATATAACTCCTTAGGCTCGTAGCCTTTAAGGTCTTCCAGAGGTGGCATTGTCTTGATAGATACGCCATTACCTACAGGAATAAGAACAACAAAGTCTCCATCAAAATCTGCTCCGCTAAGTATACCAGCAACACTCGGATGGATTCCTACAGCATCTGGAGCGTTCTCAAGAACCCATTTGGCCCGAGGTAGACTGTTATCAACAACCAGCGTCGGAATCTCAAATGGTCCAGCATGAGGATACCGTATGAGTATTACAATAGTTCCATCGGGATAGTTTGGAGCATATATTCGATCTGGAGCAAGATCTGGAAATGGTACAAGACAGTAATACTGTTGTCCTGGATAAGGAGCAGCTTTCAACTCTACAGCATCTCTATCGCACTTTTCAGCAAAGTCATAGAGCAGCTTCTCTTTGACTGCTGGATTTGTTAGAGATAGCAGAATCTCAAGGTCTACATGTCTTGCTGCAATCGTTAGTAGTAATTGCTTCTTAACTGTCGGGATCTGCTGCTTCGACAGAAATTGAGCAGAAACGTTTCGTCTCCAAGCGGCCCAGTCTCCAGCTTCGTAGATGACATTTATAGGAGAAACATGAGAGGCTCCAAATTCATCTTTGTAGTATCTTGGTACATATCGTAGCTTCGATTCGATTTTAATTGTAGCGCTGAAAGGATTATCCCAATCAATCAAATCGGTACCTTTAATTTTATTGAATGGTTTAAATACCTTATCTTTCGGCGCTCCACGTTTCTTATTGCTATTGTAGATAACATCATATCCGGGAGGTACATCCAACGAGTAGACGCATATTCCTTTCATATAATGTGTTCCATCCACAGCAATTCGAACCTGCGCATAACGACACTTTCCAAGATTTAAGTCACGAAGACCGGGTCGTATCTGGATTAACCCATCAAGGTCCTTTCCGCTAATAGGAGAATCAGCATAGCGAACATAGATTCTCGATGAGTCAATCCAAGTTATAGGAGGAATGCCGGCATTACTGATGTTTAATGGTATCTCTAAATCATCTATGGGTTTGATATCTGCAAGACGCTTCTTGGCTTCCTGAAACGATATACCAGGAACACACAGCACTTCGATTTTGGTAGTATTACCCATCTCGCTGCCCATTTGAGGACACTTGAGTACATAATTACCATAACCATTATCGACACAAATAGAAATGGCTGTCTTGAACTTTGTTCTTGCACAATGCTCAAACAATGATCCAAGCTCAGCCCCTTCTCCTACATCTATGATGGTTTTTCTATTACATACTTCCATAAGAATTTCGGCAATATTTTTCGTACTACCGGCTTTCTTATTTATACCATGCTTTAGTTGATATCGTAGTGTTGGTTCCGGTATACCAAGACGTCTTGCGATTTCTAATGTGGATAATCCTTCTTGTTTCATCGCCAATGCTTTATCGTAGAGATTCAGTCTATAGTCGTTGAAGCATTTGGAATTTTCCTGTCTAAACTCCTCAATAGTAAGCCCAAACCCATCGGCCATTTCTTTTTCGGAGTATTGTCCTTTTAAATCGGAAACATAGTCTCTAAGAGTTTTTGTTTCAAACCCTTCAAACCATGGCTCCGATTTAAAAGGAAAGTCTATGTCGATGTTCATAGTTTGCCACCCATAAACACATTTTCATTAAAGTCTTTTTTTGATAGAAGTGCACTTTCTATCGCGAAATCAATCGGCGCATGACTTACTAATTTGTAATAATACAGATTTTTATATGGTGTGTTTAGCCTATCAATCCTCCCTTCTGCTTGTACTGCAGTACTGTATGAATATTGCTGTGAGTAAAATACTATCGTGTCTGCTGTAATACAGTTCCAACCCTCAGCACCAGATGCATAATTGACGAGATAAATCCATTCATCTGTAGAAGGTACTTCTTCATGTTTGTGTCCGTTCCATTCTGCGTAAGTTGCCCCTATAGATTCGCTGAACATTCGTAATAAATCTAGTTCATAATCGAAACTATAGAAGACGATTATTCTTCGTCGTTCCAAGTATATTTCGTATAATGCCTCGATTCTACTTTGGTCCTCATTACATACCCTTCGAAGAAGGTAACACATTTTTGCAATTTCGCGTATTGGTTCATTGAGATATGGATCCCAATGCTCTTTAAAAACTTTCTTGTACTTTTTAAGATTGTAATCAACTTCAATCCTAAAATATTCATGAACCGTATCCCTAACAAATGGCATTCTAACCAATATAGAATTTCTATATTTTATTAGTCTACCAACGTTTATGTATTTCATCGGTTTTGGATATTTCATATAAGGATTGAAGATGACATGTTCGTTATTAAATTCAGATTTCGTTCTAAAGAATCCATTGGCCATGAATACTGGAAGATAGTCTTCCCACTTATCTCCTGGAGTAGCGCTCAATAGAATCCACTGATTCTTTCGAGAAATGTCGAGAAAAGCTTTTACCCATGGCCCGGATCCCTTTACATGTTGTTCGTCGAAAATGAAAAATGCATTATAAACCTTTTTGTATTTTTGAATATTATTCCACGAATCAACTCTCTTAGCAGAAAGGGAGAAAGGAATCATCTCCCTCTCCCAATCCTGCTTGTCTCTTTTTTGTGCAGTGGTGATAATGTATAGATCTGGCCGTCTTTTAGGAAATATAAAATCCGGTTCTAACCTACCACCACTGCTTACAAAATAATACGCTATTGCTACTCTAGACTTACCAGAGCCAGGTACGCCACAAAGAATTGATCCGTTATGGAGTTTACTCAGCGCTTCCTTCTGGTGTGGCCTCAATAAGTCTATCAATGGTCACCATCGCTTTCCGGAGAACATCTACAAGGCGCTCATCATCCTTAGACAACATGGCATTCACAAGTTCCTTAGACAGCATAGGTGTTTCCTCCTTTAAAATATAAAATTACTCATACATGTCAGACCACGGATTCAAGTCGATAAGCTTGAAGTACATGATGGCAGCATATGCAGACTGGTCATTACCGCCATCCCTAAAGTTATAGTTAGACGGAGTAATGGTAACATTCATCCAGTCAATCCTCTGAGAAGCCAGCTTGTTCATCCAATACTGAGCTTCATCTTCAGGAATCTCAACAGCCTTCATGTTGCTGTTAATCAAGAAAATCCTCGGAGCCGGAACACCAGCAGGAGGATTCAGATTGATCATGGTTTTCAGGATAGGCATCTCACCATAGCCCTTCTCTTCGTTCGGAGGCAGAACCTTAGGATTCCAGCCGTCATTCCGAAGATCGAGGACGAGGTTATCCATCGGAGTGTGACCGAACTCATCAGTCGCGTTGGACCCTACATCATACACAATATTCCCATAGGTGTAGATGGCGTTCGGGTCATCCAGACGAACATTGAAGTTACGACGACCAGCAGGATTATACTGCCTAGCTTCACCAGCAAAGTTCGGACGGAAGATGTGACGATTGTCGAGATGTTCAATGGTAAGAGTCTTGTTGATTCGCATAGCTTACGATTTCCTTTCTAAAATATAAAATTATTTATTATAATGACCGAGCTCGGTCGTTACAAACTCTGTGTATGAACCAAATTCTTCAATATGGTCGATTGCGTCTTTAGCAAGATCGTCCCAATATTGCATATCAATTGAGGCAAGAGTATCTTCATCATCGAAGGTCTCTGCTTCAATCCAACGATAGACGGTATCATCCTTGTCGATAGGATGCTTCTTCTTTGTGCCAGTTACAGCATCCATCTTACCGGTATTCTCATTCTTTCGAACAAGAATGCCACCCCCTGATCCAGCTTTAACAGGAATGAATCTACCGGTCTTACCGACAAAGACATAGTTGTGATAAATCTTCGATCCATCAGGAAGTTCTTCTACAGTAATGTCGCTATTATTACCATAGTCAGATTCGTAAACATCTCTTAGAACATCCTGATTCTCATTCATATCCAAATACATTGCGGACTTCACTGATTTAAGTTCGCATAAGTCATTAAACGTGATCGGTTCGTGTGTAAATAACATTTTCTTTACATATGGAACGGCAAACTCTTTACCAGTAGTATGCCATTTCCCTTCTACATCGAGTGCAACATAAGTAGATTCGTTAACCAAGCAGAACCTTTCGAAACGATCTTCGATTTCAAAGTTATATCCATATTCTAAACCAAATTCAAATATAAATTCTTCAACCTCTGGAGTAGAGTTTGCAATCTTAATTGAATCGGTCTTGATATGAACGACCTTGTATCCCATCGCTTCTACGGCTTCCTGTAAGTCGATCATGAACAATGCTCCACGCTTTGCGACCCAATTGTCCACATTCCTAGGATCACGTAGACGATTCGGGAACTTAGCTGAAGTAAGTCCATATACCGAGTTGATTACAATCTTTAGTGCCTGAGCCAAAGCTTTAGCGTCATCCGGATCTTCCAAGAACGGGGCAGCAGCACCATTAAAGAAGGTCCTAGCAAGATCGTAATCTTTATGTTTGATTGCGATACGCAGCTTCTTTAAGTCTGAATAGATGGGAGTCATTTCAGGACCGAACCCCATTTCTTGCTCAAGACTTGTAGGATGCATTGAAGCGACATCGCAAGTTGTGACATTTGTATAGATACCTGGTCTAGCAAATACACGTCCGCCATATCCTGGGTCCACACCTTTGTAGATAGCGTGACCATTGACGTACTCGTCTTTCGATTTGTACATCTCGATTGGGAACGTGTCGAATTCCTTATGCTGATAACCAGGAAACCTCTGCGACAAATCCGGATAATTGAATTCTGCTTGAGGATTCTCTTTATCTCCGGTAATGAGTCGAATTGTCAGAGCATTGGAAGTGTCCCTAATCTGTGAGCCAGGGCCTCTAATCGCATTTACGATAGCAACCAGAATTTCTCGTGCTTTAAAGTCTCCAGGAATAGAAACACCTTCTTCCTTATTTTCATAATAGAACAAAGCCACTGTAGAAGCCACGTCGTTCTTGCAATACTGCATGACTTGCTCCCACATAGATTCTGGAACAGGCTTATCCCATGGAATCCCTAATTCCTTATGAATGACATCTTTATCATCTGCAGCCATAGCATTCTGCCACTTTTTTAGCGATTGCTTCTTGCTGCTAAAATCATAGATATCAAAGAATGAAATTCTAGCGTTATAATTTTTAGCACCTTTCTGTCCATCGATTAACCTTTGCGACAAATCGTACAATTGCAAATTTGTACCTCCGATATATCGCAAATACACAATCTGATCGTCATAATTGATGCTATTGAATCCTCCCCATTTATACTTACGCTTTCCTGTAACTCTATCTGGGAAGAACAGTTCTTCGATAACGGCAGGACTAGGATTGATCAACCCAATGATTTCACTTGTCCCAAGAACCTGGTAACATAAGATGAATAGATTCTCAAACACCTCCACATCATAAATTGCATATGGAGCATTTGGTTCATATTCATCGTCGAAGTTAATCGTTGGATTGTTAAAGTCTACTGGCGGTTCTCTATCTTTAGAACAGAAGTGCATCTTAATAATTAGAGACAGGCATTCCGAAGCCGAATTTGTAGCGTTTAGACCGAAATC